ATCCGCTAATTTAGCCAGAGACGTTGTCGTGTTTGCGTAGATCAGATCACCCACTGCATAGGACGTTTGACCTGTGCCCCCCAGTGGGGCTGAAACTGCGGTGAACCCCGAAGCAAGTGACCCTGCTGCAAGAGCGCCTGTGCCTGTCAGTCCGGTGTAAGAACCCGATATACGGCCTGATGGCAGCGTTCCAGAACTGATATTGGCAGCGTTGGTGGTGTCCGTTGTGGCCGATGCAGCCAACCCAGAGACTGCCGCAGATGTAATGGCAATACCTGTGTTCGTTACGCTGGTAACCTGCCCCTGCGCGTTGGTGACAAACACGGGGACGTTGGACGAAGAGCCGTATGTGCCCGCTGTGCCTACGTTGGAGATGTTGAATGTTGTCGATGGGCTGAGGTTTAACCCTGTCCCTGCAATATACGGGATCGAAGAACTAATCTGCGTGAAGTTAATTGCCGTCGTACCAAAGGTTATGACGCCAACGGTGTTCATAACATACAACTCACCCGCACCCGTATTACCATTGGTAACAAAAAACGCATCCCCCTGACCGAGCGATGTAGGGCTGTTTACTGCATACGTGTCTGCGTCAGTTGCTCGGGTCAGCACCCAGTTTGTAGCGCCCGTACCAACGACAGTAACCGTGTAAACACCATTTTGCGCTGCGTTGGTCTGGCTATAGATCAATACGCGCTTGGTCGTGGTCATCAGCACGCCGTCAATGGTCAGCGCCGCCTGCGTCCCTGCGTTGGTCAGTGTGGCCCCAACGCCAGAAGCGCCGTTGTTGTAGGTCGCGTTCAAGTTACCCGCAATGCTTGGGGACTCAACAAACACGGGGGCGTGGTATGTAATACTCTGCGCGGCAACGGTGTCCACGTAGGTCTTGTTGGCGATGTCTGTGCCGGAGGCTGGTGTCGTTGACACTGTACCGTTGGTCAGGGTAGCCGTGGTTGCGTTCAGGGCATTGAAAGTGTTCTGAACGGGATACGAACCAGCTATGTCCAAATACACCGAGCGCTCTGCTGGGTACGTTACAAACAAATCCTTAGAGCCAGCACCGAACGAAACCTTTGCACCCGCTGCGCTGGACTCAAGAATTGTTGTTCGTGTAAGCGTCGGGCCCGCCGCAGTGAACGTGCCAATACCAACTTCAAAGCTGCCTGTAACCGTGTCAACTGCGGCGTAATAGGTTTCGTTGCCGTCACCAATAACTGAGAAATTTTGGAAACCAAGCGCCGCGCTACCAATAGTAAAGTCGCTTGTACCCGTAGTAGTGGTCGTAACTCTAACGCGATCTTTTACAACGAGTGCCATTTTTGTTCCTTACGACGGCAGGATGGTCCAGCCGGGAGTCTGCGTATCGACAATATCAGACCATCCGGGAGTCTGTGAATTGGCTATACCTTGCCAGTCAGGTATCTGATTGTCGTTGATTACTGACCAGACGAGCACCCCGTTGATGACAACGTATAGCTGAATTCCTATCGGATATACGTTAGCTTCCCGCAAAACTGTAAAAGCCGCTACAGCGGAGGCTACTTCGATTAGTGTTCCGTTAAACACCGCCGTGTTGGTTACCGCCGCCGCTCCAGACGCCGTCTCTGAAATACTGGCAAGGACTAATGTACTGACGGTACTAGCATCTACCCCCGACGAGGCTTCCAGCATAAGCGCAAGAAACGCTCCACTGGCCGATACCGTTTCTGCGGCGCTTGCATTTTCTGCCACACTACCCAACATCGTCGCAATAACCGTTCTGGCTTCTTGCGTTGATGCAACTTCTGCGATGAAAGCAATAAAGGCTGCTTGGGCGGTCTGTACTGAAGAACTAGACCCCGCCTCGGAGATCAGGTTGTTGAAAATGTTATTGATTGTGTTTACAGACCCAGCAGTGGATGCACCCTCCGCATTAGCGGCAACCAGCACGTTTGCAAAAATGCTTGTGGTACTCGCGGAACTACTGGATTCAACCAATGCAACGTCAACTACCGCGCCCGCGCCACCTAAAGCAGCAAAAGGAGCTTGGGCAAATGTTGCGTAGCCGAACACCTAGCGGCCTTAGGTAGCAGTTAGTGAGAAGGTGTAAGTAACATTCAACGTGTCGCCGCTATCCACAAATTTGTCGCCACCAGTAAAGTCCCCAGCAGAAAACAGTACACCGGAGGTTCCACTTGACACGGTACACAGAAACGCACCAGCGATTGTGGCCGTGGCGTTCATAGCAAACGACGCAGGCGAAGCCGAGTTAGAAATCACAGACGGGTTGGCTGTAGTGGCTGCGCCAAATACCGCTGCTTTACGCGCACCAGCGTAGGTGGTGTTTTCTGTCCATCCTGCGTGAATAGCGAGCGTATCCCCCGCAGCAAATGCAGTACCTGCTCCGGGGCCAGCAACAAGCCCCAAAAAGAAAGCCGCGCTATAGGCAGCGCCATTGAAGTATTGGGTGTTCATGTCCTGAACACCTTCGTTCACTACAAGATTGGAGAATGTGTCAGTCCACTTGACTTGCCCATCAGCACCTACGCACTCGACGGAGTACACGCCACCAGCACCTACGGTGTCTGTTGTAAGTTTATTTGCAACCATACCCGCTTGCACGGTGTCTTGGGTCGTAGTATTTTCGGTAGGCATGATATTTCCTATTTAACTAATCCGCACAATGGCGGTGGTGGCATCGGCGGCGGGGAAAATGATCTGAAACGTGTCGTTGCTAACTGTCTTGTCCGCACCAAAATCTAATGCCGCTACAGACCTGTTGGCCTTGGACAAGTTATAGATCAGTGCGCCTCGGGCGGTAAAAGTAGAGTTTGGCAAAGAAACATTAAGAAAACTGATGTACGCAGTTGGTACACCACCACTGTTATTACCTGCTGTGGGGCTTGTTGAGATGGTCAGCGAAATACCGCCAGAGCTATACCCTGCACCAGATACTTCTCCTGTAGCGGTATACGCAGTCGTGGTTGCGTCTATGTTTGCTGCGGAAGTGTAAAGCGCCACCTTAAACGTGTCTGGCGAAATGGGACCAAAGTTGTGAATTGCTTGATACAACTCTACTTTGAATGACGTTGTAGCAGTTTGTGCAATGGTCATGTCGTTACTCGTATCTTGGTCTGCCCGTCACGGTACGCATCGCCTCTTTCCAGCCCATCACCCAGACGTTTGGCAAGATTCAACGCTTCTTTGTACTTAGTATCATATAAGGCCATCATGTCCGTCTCACCCTTCATAAAGGTGTAAGCCTCGACAAGCGATCCGTACAACAAAACAGAATCAAAGTTATCCCCTAGCCATGTCTGCCCACCTACTACCGTAGTGATCGACTCTGGGTAGTAGTAGTAATGGAGTTCTACACCGTAGGTCAAATTAGGGGTAGGGCCAAGGATAAATGTAAGTTCTTTAAGGTCTGTACTCTGTGGACCAAACAGTGCGTAATACTTAGGCTGTGCTGTATCCGTTGGCTGTGGGTATGCCTGACGAATAAAGTTCACATCCTTGTTTAACAAGTACTCGTATACGCCAGCAGCGTTGATTACGGCGATTGAATACGTCGCCAAGAAATCTAGCGGGCAGGCCAAGTACTTGTTGTTGGCAGTGATGCTGCCTGTCACGTTCTTACGCAATGATGGGAACTGCACGTTGTTGTAAATGCGCTGCTCTGCCTGCGTGATGAACGTATTCATGTCTGCCGTGGCAAATTGGTTCTCCGTGTAGGAGGTTATCGCATCTACAAGCGCCGTGTAATTCATGCCATCGGACCCCTAGCCATCAAGCCTTTAGTCGCACAGCCTGTGCCGCGCATCTTGATGCCATCAGTCTTGACGGTATCGTTGTTGCCAATAGCAACACCAGCGAGAGGAACCCAATCCTTCTTGCTAGGCATAGTCGGCTTCTTGCCGTAGTCATCGGCCCCGAGTGTCTTGCCGTCCATTGTGTGGGGCTCTGCGTAAACGCTGGCCTGACCGACTTCCTTGCCGTTTTCTTTCTGACTGTACTTAGCCATGATTCAACCCGTCTTCTGGTTAGCAGCGCGAGACATACCCCGACCCATAGTCATACGGTCTTTACCCGTTGGGCCACCCTTTTTCATGCCTTTTACAGCATCATCGGGGTGCGCCTTCGGCATAGGTTTCTTCATGTGCGCAGCGAGTGCGGCTTTAACGTCCTTAGCCATGTGGCCTCCTTATGTCGTCACTAC